ATAATGTTTTCAATATCTCTAAGATTAAAGTCTGGGATTTCTTCAACATATAACGGAGAATTTGCTAAAATTTTTGCCGCTTCAATAACTCTTTCTTTTTCACCAAAATCATAATCTCCAATAAGAATATGTTCTTCGTCTACATCTGCAAGAAAAGCCAAACACATAGTTTGAATTTCATCTAATTCAAGCTCTGTTGTAATATATAAAGATGCTGAACTAAAACCGTTATCTTCCCACTTACCATTACGCCAAATTTTATTACATGCGCAATTACAAGCATCTGCTACCATAGTACGTGTTTTACCAACACCAGTTGCGGCAGACCTTAAATAAAATTTTCCAAGACGCATGCCTCTTACAGCTGTATTAATAAAAGGGCCATATAATGGAACGCCCATTTCTGGTTCTTGTTGAAGTTCGTCAATAAGTTCTAAAATACCAGTTCCCGCATGAACTGCATCATCAGTACTATTATCAATATAAGTTCTTCTAATATTATCAATTCTATCTTCAATTAAATTTGCCATATCTGTTAATGACAAATTATCAAGATAATTTTCTTGTTGCTGCTTTCTCTTGGCATCAAATAAATTATCTGGATCGTATATCCATTTAACATCTAATCCGATATTGTCATATTCTCTAAGTAGAGTCATTTTTTTGATTCTACTATAATAATAATCAAAATTTGCTACATCCGCATTATTCGCAATATTTTTTAACCATTCAGAGCCTTTACCAGTTTTATAAATTGCTAAAGATTCTGGCCTACTAGACAAATAATCTTCAATTGTACGAATAGTTATCCCAGTTGCGCCCATTTGATGAAGATTAAAAATTGCTCCAAATACGACTTTATGAAAATCATTCGGAAAATCACTTTCATTAAAAAAATATCTTCCATCATCATTCATCAAACTTGGCTGCCGCATTATACAACCAATAACTTGAACCGCAGAAGGGGAATCTACATATTTACTACCAGCCAATTATTTCCCCTTTCTATGGCAACTCGAACAATTTAACTCGTTTAGGTTTTTTAATATACTTTTTACTAATAGTGTAACTCTTTTTTGGTTCATCAATAAAATCACTTATTTTTTGATCCTGCAAAACTTCTTTATATTTACTCTTTTTTATTTTTTCTTGCATATAATCTGGATAAACGTGTGGAAAGATACCTATACCACCATTTGCTTTACTCGCATCTTCTCCACGAATACCAAACCACCAATTAATTGTTTCCCAAATGTGCTCTAATTCATATCCATCTTTTGTAAATTTATTTATTTGAGCATCAATTTTATTTTTTGAATATAATTCACCACATTTTTCTTGCATTAATTGATGAATTTTATCTACTTCTTGAACACATTTTTTATGAGCATATCTTCTTCCAATTTGCTCAAATTCTTCATCTTCTCTATAAAACTTATTATTACAATATAAACATATGACTTGTGGTTTTTTCGCCATATTTTACCTCACATTCTTCCATATATTTATTATATCATAAAAAAATAGAGGTGTCAACAAAACGACCTCCTATACGGAGGTCGTTTATTAAAAATATATTTTTTATTTTAAATTCCGTTACCCATAGCTTCAATAAGATCATCAACGATAAGAGCAAGTTGTTCAGTTTGCGAACGAGTCATATCACTAACTTTCTTACCCGCACCAAGATGCTTAGTTGTAATTTCGACAATTCTAGGTGCCCAGCTTGTTCCAAAAGAACTACCAGTAACTTCTTGAAGTTTTGCGATAGCATCGTTAAATTGCTTCATTAAATCATCGAAATTTAATTCTGGCTGCGGAGTGTGCGCACTGGTACGTTTATCTGTAATAAATTTTCCTTGTGTCTCTTGGGCCTGCTTATCAATTGCGTCTCCAATAGCATCAACAAGATTTTGATATGTAAATTCAATTGCATCTGGCGTATATTTAAAACGAGAACCCGCCACAAATCTTGGAGTACCCCGCATATAAAGAGTGGTATGAGCAGCACTATCTTCTTCACTATCAGAAAAATGAGCAAAACCAATAATATCAGACATGCGGTCAACAATAAGACGAGGACGATTAGCGAGAGTAGGAACAATCTGATTATACTCTCTGCCATTTTCATCTACAAATGACTTGTCTTGTGAATGACTAATCATAATTAAGCCATATCCCATTTGAGGAATACTGCGGAGAGCTTCATCAAATTCTTTGCTTGCCTTTGACCAACCCTGACCGTAAGGAATCTCATTGATTGCGCTGACTCCTGCCTGATTACATATAAACTTTTCACAAAGATCATATGCAATATCAACAGTATCAATAACAATATTAGAAAATTGTTCATGAACTTTTTCATCTTTAAGCTGCTTTAATACTTGCTTAAATTCAGACCACTTATTAATAGGCTGAGCCATAATTCCTGGAATTGCAAGATAACCTGTTTCAAAAGCTAAAAGAAGTGCTTTAGGAAACTGAGATGCAATTGTAGTCTTACCAGTTTTTGGTTCTCCATAAAACATTACCGTATATCCGCATAAGTCACGGCTAACTTCATGCGGGGTAATGGAAAGAAGGTCAATAGCCATTTTCATTACCCCTTTCTATTAAAACTTAAAATCACCAGACACAGAGGCTGTTGCAGTTAGATTACTTGCGGGAGCTGCAAATGCACTAGCAGAAGCATTGCGGGAAGCTTGATAATCTTCTGTGCGCTTCTTTTCAGCCGCAACTCGCTCATCGCGCTCTGCAAGCTTAACTTTGAGCTCATCCCGAGTAATAGTTGAATCATCATCAAACTCATAGGGCTCTGCCGCACATCCTGCAATCTGCCAAGAACGAAGTGTACGAGTTGTAATATTAACCTGTGGGCCACCAAATGCAGACTCAACTTCATTCTTGGTTTCAATTGTAGTCGAAATGATATTACCCCAAACACGAGTAAGAAGAGGATTATTATTGCTAATATCACAATTCTCAAAATACTTAATACCATCAGGATTATTAATGCTATAAGTTACAGGAAGAAGATCGCCGCGGAAATTAAACGCATAACCACGAACATTCATATAATCTTCGCCATCTTCAACTTCCTGCATAACCGTCTCTGCAATAAGCATATCAGTTTCAAATGATGCTTCAAAGTTTACATCATTTGCAAGATGACAAAAACTACCACGCACACGCTTCGCCGCAACCATATTGCCATCACGACCAAGGAAATCATTAATTTCAACGTCTCCATCAATACGAACCTTTAGAGCTGAAGTCCCCACTTCTTCAAAGGTATTTTGCGTTCCGCTAAGAATTTGCTGAAGAACCTTATAAGTTGCATTCTCCTTACCGCTACGGCTATAACGCTCTGTAACATAAGTAAACGAAACTGGAACAACATTCATTCCATCGTTGTCTGTAGCTACATTAATAATTCCCTGAATAAATGGAGTTCCGGGATTCTTAGACTGATCGCCTGTAATTCGTGCCTGTAAACTATGTGAAAAAATATATCCCTCGACATGTGTATTATTAACCCAATTACTCTTCATTTAATCCTACTTTCTATTCATTCTGTTATTATATATATATTATATCATTTTTTTTCTTCTTGGTCAAACAATATTGTTTTTTACTATTCATTTTATTTTATCACTTTCGCTCTACAATTCGGGCAATAATTCCAATATGTCCACAATTGTTTCTCAGCCGCACCACCGCAATTCGAACAATGCAATAGATTTCCGTCCTCTATAAGATTGCACGTCTGCTCAATACAAGTGTTCAACTCGTCTGCGACGGCTTGCATGTTGATCCCGTCGGCGTAGTATCTGACACCGTCATAGCTCGCATATGAGCTGTTGTTAAAAATCGCTTCGCGCACATGCTCAGCTGTTAGTGTACCGTCGCTCAGCGTCGCGGTGATGGTCTGTTCTATGGCGTTTCTGTCATTGTGATACGAGCCATCACATACCCCACCGACGATATTGAGATTGTCGCAGTCGCAGAAGCCGCATTCGTCGATAAATATGCATCCGTAGTTATCGCAAAAAACTGTCATTCCGCTCATAATCCCTTCCCATCGGCTAATTAAACTTTAATTTATTTGTCAAACTCGCCTGTAATGAATTCAGAATATGGTAACGTCTTAACTCAATTACAAAATGTCTCGCTCCATTGTGGTAAACGATGATTTTTACGTTGATGATACATTGTAGCTAATGTTTCATAATTTAAATTTACAGTACGCTTTTGAATAAATGATTCTGGCAACATGGCTTTAAGCAGCATCAGATAATAATGTTTATTTTGATTATCTTGTTCATAACGTATTTTAATTGTTTTTAACAAATCAAGATAATCTCTAAAAGCAGCTTCTATATCCCAGTCTGCTCCTATAAATCTAGGCCATTCAAAATCTTCTTCATTAAAATTTTCTTCTAAAATTTTATGCATAGTTGATTCAGAATTTGCAGTTGTACCAATTTTATAAGTATCTCATCCACTTCAAAAATAACGTGGAGCTCAAATATCTGCTCATACTTGTATCATACGTAAGTATTTACGATGTTCTGTACCCGCTTTCCAAAGATTTTTAGCTAATTGATAATCATTTGGACCAATTATAAATTTAAAATGTCCCGGTCTAGAATCAGAATCTACTGGTTCTAAAAAACTATCTCTTTTATCGTAAGACTTTAATGGATTTCGCATTCCAATCATGGCAGGTAAAATACCTTGTACGTCTATTGTTTCAATTCTCATTAGCCTATTCCTTTGTTTCCATTATATCCAAGAGAGTTAGAATTGTAAAGTGAAATAAAATACTTTTCTTTTTTATCTAATTCATCAATGTTACACTCTTCCAAGAGTTCAAAAGCAAAATTTTCAATTCCATACTCCTGCATCGCCGCATATAATTTATTACCTGCGGGAGTATCAATTCCAATTCCTGCTTTAACATGGTCATTTCATCTAAGCCGCACATCTTTAGCTTGCCCAATATAACATTCATCTGTTTGAAGATTTGTTATTTTATAGATGCCGCACACATTTTG